TTGATAATAATAAGTTCGCCAACTGACTCACATGCACACAGCTTGTTAGCAAACTCAACAAACTGATCTGCTAGTTTCCACATGGTAGGAACTACCACTGTATACTTTTGTATACGTGTTTTTGTTAGGATATCTGCTGCTGCAAGATTCTGTTCACTGCCGTTGACTTTGTAATCGTTAAGTGGATTGATGTCATTGTAGTTGTACACTATATCTTGTAAACATTTAACCTTATTAGGATCTGCTTGCTCGATAATAGCATAGAATACTGCACCGTCGCCTCCGGCCTTGTACCAATTGCCGTTGTTGTCTGTAAACATACGATCCGGTAATCCGTTGGCCAGACCCTTTTTAAATGTACGCAGATGTGTGTAGGGCATTCCCCAGTTAAACTTATGCTGACGATATGCTTTACGCTTCTTAATATCTTCCGGATAAGGCTGACTGATCAACGGAATGTTATCAACCATACTCCAACAGCTACCATAGGTAAACTCTGTGCTGCCATCATATATGTTGTTATAGTAACTGAAGATGCTGTTGTCGTTTACTAGACTATCATCACCGTCTAGTATCATAATGATTGCATCATCGTTAGTTAATCGTCTGATAGTTTCAATTTGGTTACGATGTGCTCCTTTGTTGAAATCAGATTTAACTACACTAAATCTATTAAACACACTCTTAGGTAATCGATAGACTGCTTCTACAGCACGATTAAAACTGTTGTCAGTGGAACAGTCATCAATTAGGATATGATGATAGTTATCGTAATCTTGTTGTGCCACACTTTGAATACAGCGTTCAATGTACTGTTCAGCATTATAGAATGTGCTAATAACAACAATTGGTTGTTCTACACCGGGCTTGTAATCTTCTAGTTCAACAGTGTTATGTGTACGACGATTGTAGATTTTATTAAAGCGATGATTAATGTTACTTACAGCTCTATACTCGTCTCGAGTTAGATATTCACCGCACTTGCGAAACATATGCTGACGCCACTGCTGTGCCACACTGTCCCATCCTGCAATGTCCTTTATGATGTTGCAGTAGTATTGCTTCTGTTGATGTAGATACGGATTGTTATATGCATCCACGACTGCCTTGACAAACTTTTCTACTTGTTCGCCTGCGTTGATATGCTGGAATAAACTATTTGGTTCAACAGCATAGTCAATTAAGTAACAGGCTTTGTTAATGGCAATTTCTTCTAATGCACCAAATCTGCAGGTAATGCTGGGTGTGTTATACATTAGACTTTCTAATGTGCTGATGCCGAATGTCTCGGGAAAAGCGCAAGGGTAAATCATAAAATTTGCCTTGCTTAATATTTCAGCAATTTGATTCTGTGGAATGATACCTGTAAACTCTATACCCTTTTGTGGGTTAGAGGGATCAAACGCCATATTACGCCAATCTTTTTCCTGTTGATCGGGCTCGTCTTTTTCACTAAACTTATAAAAGCCCCCAATGATCTTTAACTGTGCATTAGGGATATATTGTTTAACACGGGGCCAAATATGATTTACTAAGGGAATCATGCCCTTGGTTACTGATGCATTGTAGACAAATAGATTCTTGTCTTTGGCAGCAATGTCTATTTCTTTCTTATAGTTCTTAGCACCGTTGCGTGTGATGAATACTTTATTTTTTAGTACTTCAAAGTTGCGGCGTTTTCCGTGATCGCAGTTAAGTATGTAACTGGTATGCCAATCGCTTAGTGTAAAGATATCTGTAATTCTATTGCTGGTAGCAAGTTCTTCAATTAGTATATCGCCCAGGCAGAATGTATCGTGCATCCATAGTATACGCATCTTGGCTTTGCTTAGAATACGATCATACAGATTCATACTTCTGTATGGGGCTGATCTACCATCGCCTAGTCTATCATACTGACTAGGATCAACAAATGGAATTACTGTGCGGCTGCTGATTACAATATCAAAATAATGATCCTGTGCTAGATCATTTAGGTGTCTGTATGTTACACCATCATATACACCCGGTTGGGCGTGATCAATACAGTTATTAAAAACTGTGACTTCGAACCCCAAATCACTTAATTCTTTGCCCATTAGGGTAACAGCACTTTCGCTACCACCTAGGCCTTGTTTGTAAACGGTTGTACCGTCATATGGAATACCGATAATGTCAATAATAGCAAGTTTCATGCTATTAATTATACACTATCAGTATTACAAGTTCAAGTTCTTGAATTATAAAGTACCGTTGCCGTAGATCCAAACACCGCCAATAGCGTTTGTAGTACAGTAGATCTGTAGTATAAAACTTTTCTGTTGTGACGCACCGACACCGTTCAAAGTGAAAGTGTTTACACCGTCGCTACACTGACCGGTTGTAACTCCGGTTACTGTAAAGACATCGTTAATACCGTGTGGAGTAATCCACAACTCAACTTTTCTACCAGGAGTAAATCCAGTTAGGGTTATAGTTCTAGTACCGTTGGCTGTAGGTTGCCAAGTTATAAAAGTTGGTCCAGATAAATCTACTGTGAGGCCAGTGGTTGATGTGCTTGTAGCAGTAGTAGTGATAGACTGTGCTGGCAAGGTCCAAACTGTAACAGCACCTGTTGATGTTGATACTTGTGTACCTGTGCCCGCTGTGATACTACTAACATACGGTCCCGGAACACTACCAGTATATCCTGTAAGACCTACACTACCGGAATAACCTTGCGGGCCAGATACTGTACTTGCTGATCCTGTGTAGCCAGTTATACCAAAACTACCTGTGTAACCAGTTATACCAAAACTACCTGTGTAGCCAGTTATACCAAAACTACCTGTGTAACCAGTTATACCAACACTACCTGTGTAGCCAATAGGACCAAAATTAGGATCAATCCATACAGTAATATTACCAGTACTTGTACTAACGTGTGTGCCAGTACCTGCTGTTAATCTTGTAACAGCATTAGTGCTGGTAAAAGCTGTAATCTGGAATGTGTTATCTCGAAATCTAACTCCACCGGTTGAATTACCAACTAAACTTAATCCTTCAGCAGTAATATCTGCTGATACAGTTTGAATTGTAGTTGTATTCAACGGAGTTAATTGGAAACGAACTCGTGTTCCGGCGGCTGTATCTGTAAAATCTTGTGCTGCCTGTTGATTAATACGGGCAATAGTAGACACATACCCAGTAGTTCCCCATCCTTGAGCACTGAACCTTAGTAGAGTATCACCACTCTTTGTTTGACTAGGGGCTGAGACTGTGCCGCCTGCTTGACGACCAGCAATAACAGGATACACACCTGTACCAAACGAATCTATGCTAACACGAGTGCTGGTATTATCAGCACCTGTAATCTGTAACATTGTGTTGTTAAAGTTACGAGGTTGCTGTATGCCACTGGCATTACCCACAATGCTCAATGCTGATTGTGTAGATGCCAATGACGTTGGCGGATTGATTTTAGTTAATCCCAATCTATCTACAGTAAATGTACTTTGTCCTGCTGGGGTGTTTACTGTAATAGGACGGTTGAATATGACCTTGCCTGTAGCAGTGGTTGAACCTACTAAAATATCTCTAGTAGGATCAGCAATTTTAATTTGATTGTCTCGGAATGTGAATTCACCTACATTCAGTCCCACGCCACCTTCTAGGTATACTACGCCATCCTTGGCACCAATGGCAGTATCAGTGCCCAGTGTTTCGTCCAATATGTAGATAGTTCCAGCACCAACCCAAACATGTCTCCAACGTTTGCCTGGAGATCCTAGATCATATGTATCATTAACTAGAGGTATGATGCTACTACCCGCAACAATATTGCCGCCTACTCCAGGGAACAAGCCGATGTCAGTGACAGGCTGTGTGGTTATAGATAGATTGGCGTTTAAGGTATTACGTCCAACTAGAACTGCTATACCAGGCGTTGGTGGAGGTAACACGCTGTAGTCACTGTAGCCTACTACATAGTTGCTGTATGTGCCTGTGCCCACTGCCAGTACCACTGTGCCTGTAAATCCTACACTGGTGCCGGGAAGTATGTTTGGTATTCCAGAACCGCTTAATAAATCGCCAACTTGTAGAGCAGGGTCGGGAGTTTGTGTAAATTCATAGACAGCATACGGTGCTGGAACACCGTTGAGCAGTCCATATTCGCCTGCCACAAGTGTATCTGTAGTTAATGTGCTGTAGGCAACAACGTTAGTTAATGTTAACTGTGCCAGTGTGTATATGGTACTGGTATTGCTACCTAAAATAGTTCCTACCGGGATATTTAGAGTATTAACACTGACACTGCCATTGTTGGATAGATTTAGTGATAGAGTTGAACTGTTCAGTGAGTTAATGGCGTCAACATTGACGCTACTTGTGGTAATAGTGGCCACAATATTAGAACTGTCTACGCCACCTGTAAAGAATACAATATTCTTATCCGGAGTATTTGTTCCAATGGCCAAATTACCACCTGCTACATATAGGTATCCGTCATTGGCTCCGTTGACAGTCCAACTACTGGTATTAAACACGCTGGAGTTGATACCCATGTCAATAAAGCCAGAGGAATCATCGCCTATATCGTTAGTGGCCACAATGTCTGCTGAAGCATTGGTACCTGTATTGTGATTGACAATAGCTATTTGGCTAAAATTATCAGAGTTAGAGTCAACTTGAATGTATGCGTTGGCCAAGGTTAGGTCTTGATTTACATAACCAAATCGTGCTTGATTCAGTACTTCTAGTGTGCCCAGTGTGCTGGTTGTGGCTTGTAGAGTTAGAGTTTTTATACCGTCGCCATCGGTGTCCCAATAGCCTGCACTATCCCAAAAAATTGAATGAAGACCTGTAGCAGTACTGCCTAACTGTATGCCACCACCGTTAATTTGACCGAGCGTAGTTGCTGTTGATGCAAGATATAATCTATAACCTTCTACCACTGCCGGAGTGACATTAGTTATGGTATTTAGAACATTTAAGTTATTAACTGTTAAATCACCAAAGCGAATTGTAGCAGTAGTACTAAGATTTTGAGGTATGCTGATAGTACCAAGTACATCAACATCAATGTTGTTACCGACAATTACACTGCCTAGACTATTGTTAGTTGCAGCTACATTTGGACCGATAGGTCCTTGACTACCTACATAGCCAGTTGTACCTTGACTACCTGTATATCCAACACTTCCATTATAACCTGCAGTACCTTGACTACCTACATAACCAGTTGTACCTCGACTACCTGTGTATCCATTTGTTCCATTAGTACCGGCACTACCTGTGTATCCATTTGTTCCATTAGTACCGGCACTACCTGTGTATCCATTTGTTCCATTAGTACCGGCACTACCTGTGTATCCGTTACCATTGCCGCCAGTTGCTGTAATTGTAACAGCACCAGTGCTAGTGTTAATACTAATACCGGGACCTGCAATAATTTCAGTTACTGCACCTTGTACATCGGGACTTGCATCTACCCACGAATTATCATAGTAAATGTATAAACGACCATCATTAGTGTTCCACCATAGAATACCATCCGTTGGATTTAATGGAGGAGTATTACTGCTAAATGTAAGGCTACCGCCACTTAAAGGTAATCCTCCGGGAGTAACACCGTCGGAGTATTTTAGTACAGGAGCAATGCCTGTGCCTGTTGTTTGCTCGTAGAATAATCGACCAGCTTCTCCAACGTAGGTTGCTGAATTAACATTTAATGCTCTGCTGGAAAAAACCTTATGTGAAATAGCCACTGTGTTTTCCTTAAACGTCTAATGGCTCGTCTTTTGCCAATTCTTGTGTTGCTACAGTTTTAATGCCAGCCATTTGTTTCATACGGCCTAAGTCATCTCCGCCTTCAGGTTGACGGCCTTCTTGCTCTTGTTCAACCTGATCAAATCCTTGATCAAATTCATTATCTACATTAAGTGACTTTTTTAATAATTCAATCTTCTGTTGTAGAGGAGGAATCATTGTAGTGCTATTAGCACCGTCTGTATTATCAACTTTAACAGGAGTCATTGTAGCAGTTTGTACCTGAGCTGTACCTTGGGGAACAGCATTTTGACCTGCTCCGCCCTCAATACCAGCCATTAAGTCTGCTAGTCCGTGTAATATTTCACTTGCTTTCATGTTTTTTCCTTGTTCCTGTATTTATTATAACCCGTATCTACTCTTCTCTGCGTTGAAGTTGCTAGTAACTAGAGATTGTCCTATAGCACCATTATATATTCGTACAACCGCTAGTCTTCCGCCCCATAAATCTAAGTTATCCCAACGGCGCATTAGGTTAATACCGCTGTTGCTTGCTCCAAC